AAGGTACTCCCATCTACGCTAACGACCTTTCGGGGACTACAAGACAAGAAGTTGAATACGTACTTGACTTGTATGCAGGAGGTGATGGTGGAGACAACGCTCCTGCGTGGGCTTTACCCTCTGAGGACTCCCCACAACTTAGTGAGAGCGACTCCGATGGCAATACCACCGAGAAGGGGCATACCCTTGAAAAAAACGACCCCACCGAGAACGGCAGAAGCCGTTGTGATAAAGAGGTTTGATGTCAATACTGATTTAATTTTATCTGTGATTTTCATAATGTTAATTTTAGAAGCGTTAAAATAGGTAAAAAAAATTTAATAAGCAAATTATTTACAATTGTAAAAAATGGAGAAAGGAAGATTACATACGTTAGTTGAAAACAAAGTCCCTTGTATGGTGTGCTTTACAACAGACGATAGATTTAGTGGGTTTGGGGTAGAACCTTCAGAAGAGTTCATTGTATTCCACAAGAAGCATACGGGGTACGTCAGTAGTCCATTAAAGGAAGAAGACCCTCAGTTACGAGGAGTAATTACTTTACCTATGAGTAAAGTAGATAAAAAGTTTTTTGATAATAATATAAATAAATTTAAGAAGAAGTATGAAACAACAAAATCAAAAATTTATGAAACAGGCTATGAATCGTTCAAAGAGTTCTACGCCAACCACCCGATTCGTAAAAAGAAAAGAAGGTAACTTCTTTCTAATCTACGACAACAAGAACAAAAGATTTATACCTAAAGAGTTCTACGCTCCTGGAGGTGGAGAAATAGGTTGTAATGTTTTCTTGCGTAAGTTAGAAGAAAATAGTAAATTAGCGTATCAAAAGTCAAAAAAGTAAGCAATGGTTAAATATCAAGAAACAAGTAGAGAAGATTACAAAGAGTATTTAGTAATCACCAACGAGTACGAAGGCAGAGACTTAGGAGATGCTGAAGTAGGATTTGTAACTAAGTTTTCCGAAGGGAAGTGGGCGTTCAGAACTATTGACCCTTTCTTTACAGACGTTATGCCTACTGACAAGTTCAAGACGAGAAAGGAAGCAGTAGAGACTGCACTATCATCTCTTAGAGCAATTGTACGTGAGTTCAAGAACAAGCAAGAGCCTCAAGAGATTGACCTATCTATGTTGCAAGGGCAGTACAGACGAGTCAACAACAACCGAAAAACTACACGAGGTAGAAAGGTTCAGTACATCCAACGTGCAGAGCGTTTACCAAATGGCGAACTAAAGTATTTAAATTCTTACAAGAAAATACATCACGAGCGTGTATAGATACGAGTTTGCAAAAGCAAGACATGGACGAAACTTCAAAGTCAACTGCCCAAGTTGTGGAGGAATAAAACGATTTAATTTATTTTTCGACAAGAAGGAGGATAAATTGTGTGACTCTCAGTACGGAGTGTGCGATAGAGTTAACAAGTGTGGGTACGAGAACAGACCAAAAGGGCAAGTAATACTTAAAGAAGACGAAGTTAAGTATGTAGAGAAGCCTATGTCGGTGATGCCTTTGGATTTAGTTAAAAAATCATTGGCAACTTGCTACTCAAATACAGACCCTCTAACGGACTTTCTCCGTAAGCATTGGGGTGACAGTCACTTGGCAGTTTTAATTGCCTACAACGTAGTCTCTGTGCCTTTTAATGGGGGTTTTGCCCCTATCTTTTGGTTCATTGACGAGTTTAAGAAGGTTAGGAGTGGAAAGATTATGAATTACCACATGGTGGATGGTGAACCCAAGAGAACAAAGTTTGATAAGACATATAAAAATATAAAATGGTTGCATTCTAGAATGGATGATTTCAATTTTAGAATGTGTTCTTTTGGTTCCCATCTACTTCCACTCCGACCTAATGATGCCGTACATATAGTCGAGTCAGAGAAGACTGCTCTGATTATGGCTTGTGTGCGACCTCAACACATTTGGTTAGCGACATCTTCAGTAACTAACTTGCAAGAACATATTTTACCTAACTTAGAGGGTAGAGATGTTGTACTACACCCCGACAAAGGAGAACGGAGTTTTGGGTATTGGAAAATAAAAGCCAAAGAATTTCTAGATAAAAATTTGGTAAAGTCAATAAAAGTTTCTAGATTCGTAGAAGAATCGGAATTCTTAGAAGAAGGAGACGATATAGCAGATTACATAATTAAAGCAGTAAAAAATGAGAGCAGTAAAGAAAATCAACCTAGAGAAAATTCTTTTTATCAGCATTGAAACAGTCCCACAAGAGACTGAGTTAGCCAAAGAAGGTCTTATGCATAATAGTTGGTCAGAGCGTGTAGATGACTCTGATTCCTACACAGAGACTGCACCTTTGTTCGCTGAGTTTGGAAAAATATTTTGTGTATCACTTGGATATGTAAAGAATCACCAACTAAACATCAAGACTATTCAAGGTGACGAGAAGGAGATTCTTGAGACTACTTACAAAATGGTAGATGCATTCCGAAGAACTTGGGGCAGTCTTACCTTGTGTGGGCATTCTCTAAAAGGATTTGCTATTCCCTACATTATGCGTAGGTCTGTCATCAACGACATCTCAGTACACGAGTTGTTTGATGTATCAGGACTGAAGCCTTGGGATATCAATTGGATTTTAGATATAAAAGATTTGTGGCAAGGTTCTTCTCCAGTGTCAGCACCTCTATTGTCTCTTGCTCACGCATTTAATTTAGACTATGCAGAGAGTATTGTTCTAGGTAAGGATGTTGCGAGTATGTACATCCACGAAGAGTACGAAGAGATTACTCACCGATGCGAGGTAAATGTTCGTATTTGTCACGACATCCTTAAAAGAATGGCGGGTATCAAGACTGATTGGAAAGATGAAATACTTGCAAATGCAGAACTTGGTACATTAGAGAAGGCTTACAATGGTGTTGTATCGGTCAAAGATATCGGAGACCTAAAAGACAAATTAAGTTCAATGAATCTAGACCCAAAGGCAACTAAGGATATATTAGATACAATGTTCAAGGGGGACATTCCTAACGAACTAAATGGATTGTTCTAATGAAAACTTTATGTTTTCTTGGTTCATTTTTATTTTGTATATTTGCAAAAGGTCAGCACGTATATTTTGATGTGACCCTTGAAGAAATTGATACAGTTGCAAGTGAAGATGGATATAGGGTAGTTAAAACCCTAGAACAAGGAAACATAGTTTGTTACCTATATTCAGAGAGTGACACGATTAAAATAGGATACAATAACGAAATGAGTAAACCCTCTTTTATTATTTACAGAGAAGAAAAAGAATAAGATGACAGATGCAATAATTATTATAGTTTGTTTAACAATTATAATTGGAATACTATACTATGCAGGAGGGACAATGTTTGAAGGAGACTTACTTGATAATGATGATTTTGATATAGGTATTGACTTAGATGCAAATCCAGATGACCTTCCTGATTTAAAAGAAGAAATAGATGACGAAGAGTAAGATGAGTTTAGAATTACCTAAAAAGTATAGTAAAGAGCAATGGGAACGTGGGGGTAGTCGCCCCGAACACGAGAAGTTCATTGGTATGCCCGTTACAAGTTGGTCGCAAGTAGAGTCTTGGACTGCCAAGAAAGGATTCAATACGGGTATGGCAGGTAACAAGGAGTATATGATTAGATACTTCTTAGGTGAGCGATTCCCCGATATGGGTTGGGGGCAGTTCGGTAACGAAGTGGAAGACTGCGTTACTAATGGGGACTGCGACCCATTCGATGATGAGGAGATGATTATCCTAAGAGATGTCAAGCCATTGGGTATATTCCAAGATGAGATAGTAGTAGACTTTGGAGACTTTTGCCTTCTTGGTTATATCGATGACAGAACAGAAGAGAAGGATGGGATTGTAGAGATAGTCAGAGACTATAAGACTAAATCAAAAAGTTCTAAGGCTGATTTGCACGACCCAAAGAAACTTCAATTAGAATTATATATCTTAGGTCTTCAGCAGAGAGGTCTTGAGGTGAAGAGAGCCGAGTATCTCATTATAGAAAGACTCGGAGGTAGAGAGTGTATGAATGGTGGAGGAAGAGAGTCTCTTACTGTAGGTAATAACATTTGGAAAGAGAAATATCTATTCTCTCAGAAATCGATAGAAAGAGCAGAGTCTATTGTCAGAGAGACAGTCAAAGAGATATCGGACTATTACAAGATATTCAAAGCACTTAATGTTAAGTAAAAAAGATTATATTAACTTGTACCGAGGTACTCATGCAACACAACAAACTAAAGCACAGTTCTTGAATATGTGGTGTCAGCAGGAGGGCAAGAGTATGGATGAATTGGTTTGGGTTTTACAACACATACCAAATGCTTTCCATATTATCGCACAAAACTTGGATAATAAATATAAAGTTAGTATATTAGTGAATGATAACGGAGAAATTTTAAAAGTAGTATGAGCGAAAGAGCAAAACAAATTGTAGATAAAATAGTTGACTGCAAAGATGAAGTGTGGGCAGTTGACATTATAAAAGAAGTCATAGATAACTTACGTGTGTCTAAGAATTACGAAAGAATGGTGGAGGTAGAAGGAGGTATTCGGGAACTAGAGGGTACTTTTGCAGAACTCCAAGAGGAGTTCCACAGAATGGAGTTACCTAGACAATATACTCTTGTACAAGATACAAGAATGAGAGCCAACTTCATCTATCGTGAGTTGGTAGATAATTATGTTCACGAGGTCAATCGTGTAAAGATGCTTCTTGAGGAATCCAAGACAGTTGAAAGAGCAAAGGCTCTTGATTACTTAAAAAAGCATGAGGAGTATTCCCATATAGCCAAGTCATCTATGCGTGACTATCTTGGAGCATCTCCTAACTATGAAGAATGGATTAGAGATTATTCTATGGCATATGCAAATTATCAGTATTTGTCTAAAGTATTAGAAAGTGTTCGTATATTTACCGACACTTGTGCATCCGAGCTGAGGGGTCTCGGTGTGGTGGAGAAAACAGATGTAAAGTAAATTTTTAAAATCAGTATTATGACACATTATTTGAAAGTAAGTTTTAAGGATGGGAGTATTTATGAGACTTCCAAAGAACCTCAAGAGGGTTTTGAAAAGAATGAATGGAGCGTTGCAGGACGTTCAGGTGTTAACTACAAGAAGGTGTATCGTAAGCCTATATCAGGAGCATTAGTTTCTGTTAAGCATCGAGACACTAACTTTGGGCAGACTCTTGCTGTAGTATTACGTAACGAGGATTACTTCCAAATCGAAGTTCCTTTGATGGATAGAGATGAAATTTCTCCTTTTGCTGAGAACATCATCCGTCAGTTACCTAACCTACAGAAAGGTATGGAATATGATGTGACAGGATTTGTCTATCAGCCTGAAGGTAGTAAGTATCAGTATCGTGGTCTGACTTTCCGTAAGGATGGCACAGAGAAAGTAGAGAAGGCACTTACATACCAAACTGCAAACAATCCCGATGGTGATATTCCACCAATCGAATGGAAAGAAAGTATGGGCAAGAAGAAGCCTGACTTTGAGAAGCGTAACGATTACTTGTATAACTTTATGAAGAAACAACTAAGTGAGAACTTTGGCGAATCTCAAGACGTACCCTCAACACCAGAACCACCAAAAGTAGAGGAGAAAAAACCAAATGTAGAAGATTTACCATTTTAATTTAGATTATGACTTTAGAAGAGATATACAAGCGTTACGCAATCCTTGAGCAGAAGCGCAGGGACATTGAGAAGGAGCAGTCTGAACTCAAGCAAAGATTGAGTGAAGATATGCCCGAAGAGGGTACAAAGTTCTATTATGGCTCGTACTCTTGGCAGAATCGAAAGAAGTGGTCTTACTCTGAAAAGGTAACCGAAATGGAGGCTGAATTGAAGTCTCTAAAGAAGTTGGAAGAGAAGGAGGGGACTGCTACTTTCGAGGAGTCAAAATCAGTTGTGTACAGGCACAACAAACCAGTAAGAGAAGAATATCCATTTTAATCTAATACTATGAAAAAAATAATTATAATTTTATGTATGTCCTTGGGGCTCACCCCTTTGTGCGAAGCTCAAGGGATTTACGATAGTACAAGTGTTTACGATAATATACGTATTTACGATAATGTTAATGGGTTCCAAAGCTTTACCCCTACATACTCAATAGAACCCTTAAATGGTAGTTTTCAAATCTTTGAGTATGACAATGGTTTTAAAAGCTTAACTCCTTCTTTTATTATTGAAGAGACGTTTCGTGGTAGTGCTGTGTATGGCACGACCTATGGATTTCGTAACTTTACCCCTCTGTTTTATATAGAGGATTAACCTTGATTATACCAATTACAATTGTTACAAATTTGGATATTCCGAATGTAATACCTATATTGGGGGCATTAACACCCATCGAATTTTTCGGTGGGTTTTTTGTCTAAACTTTTTTAAAATTTAACTATGTATTTAAACTCTAAGGATTTAGGGAAGAGGTATTCTATTTTCCCATTGTCCCATACTGATTTGTGGGATTATTATAAAAAAGCAGAAAAGCAAACGTGGGTTGCTGAGGAGGTGGACTTGAGTTCTGATGACTTCGATGCGTTGTCAGAAGATGAGAAAAGTTACTTAAAAAACATCCTTGCATTCTTTGCTATCTCTGATGGTCTTGTAATAGACAACTTGGCTACCAACTTTATGAATGAAGTAGAGCTACTTGAAGCGCAGTATTTTTATGGACATCAAACATTCATTGAGCAGGTTCACGCCAATGGGTATTCACTCCTTATTGATACATACATCAAAGACAACCAAGAAAGAAACGATTTATTTAATTCAATGTCTACCAACCAAGCAGTAAAAGACAAGGCTTCTTGGGCAGAGAAGTGGATTGACCATCCATCATTTGCTCACCGACTTGTAGCGTTTGCCTGTGTGGAAGGTATTGCTTTCTCCTCTGTGTTCGCAGGAGTATTTTGGTTTAGGTCACGCAATAAGATGAATGGCTTGGGTTCTATGAACGAACTAATCCTTAGAGATGAATCCTTGCATTATGAGTTTGCTCAGTACCTATACAACAACTACATTAAGGATGAGTACAAAATTCCTACTCACGAAATTCAAAAAATCATTCTTGAGTGTTTCGATGTAGAGCAGAAGTTTGTTTTAGATAGTATGCCTAACGGTTTACAAGGTCTTACAAAGGAAGAGATGCTGGAGTACGTTAAATACGTTACTGATATCGTCTTAGAAGACTTCGGATGTGGCAAGTATTTCAATGTTAGAAACCCACTTGACTATATGGCTCGTATTGGGTTGTCAGCGAAAAACAATTTCTTTGAACAAAGAACAGGTCAGTACACTAGAGTAGATATCCCTACTACTACTGAAGGTATGTTCACAGACGAGTTTTAAGATGAGAATTACCAAGAGAGACGGAAGTAGCCAACAGTTTCTTCCCAACAAAATTTTAACTAGAATTAAGAATCGCTCTCAAGGTTTGAAGGTAGATGCTCACGAACTTTTTCAGAAGGTTATCCCATCTATCAAGGATGGGATGACCACTACTGATATCGATGAGCTTATCGCATTTACTTCAGCTGATATGGTGACTACGCATCCTGACTATAGTTTGCTTGGAGGTAGACTGCTACTAAGTAGATTATCTAAACTGATTGACAAACCTCTTCAGCCTGTTGACGAGACATACGATTTCTTTGGTGCTATTACTTTCTTGAAGAAGTATTCTAAGAAGGTTGATGGCTCTCCATCAGAGTTACCCTCTTGTATGTACGAGAGAGTGGCTAAACACTTAGCGAAAGACAAGAAGGAGTATAAGTTATTTGCAGATGAGTTGAAGACTAAGCGAATCAACTGTGCCACGCCTATCTATACCAACGCAGGTATTGAAGGTAGAAACGGAATGATATCGTGCAACCTCACTCACTTGCAGGAAGACAGCATTGATGGTATCGAAAACACTTTAACTAAAATAGCTTACGCTTCGAAGGAAGGTGCAGGTATCGGTCTTATGATAGATAACTTGAGAAGTAAGAAATCAGATGTGACTTCTTTTAGTGCAAAGGCAGGAGGGATTGTACGTTTCGCTGATATGGTTCAGTCCAAGATGCGTTTCTACAAGCAAGGTACTCGTTCAGGTTCTTGTGCGTTATACCTATCGGTTTGGCACAGAGACATTATGGACTTCTTAGAGCTGACTCTTCCTGTAGGTCAAGAAGAACTTAGAACAAGAGACTTATTCTTGTCTGTAACTATTAACGATTTATTTATGAATAAATTGTTGAGCAATGAACCCTGGCATCTGTTCTGTCCTAAAGTGTTGAAAGACAACGGATTACGTCCTCTTGAAGACCTTTGGGGAGAGGAGTTTGAAGCAGAATATCAGAAGGCAGTTGACCTTGGTATTGGCCACGAAATATCACCTAAGAAAATTTGGGACTCGATAATCAAGTCTCAAGTAGAGTCAGGTAGACCTTATGTGTTCTTCAAGGACAATGCTAACAGAAAGAATATGCAGAGTAATATCGGTGTAATCAAACAAAGTAATTTATGCATCGAAATTATGGAAGCATCGAAGCCTTCTTACACACCGCAATGTACACTTGGTTCAATTAACTTGTCTGAGCATGAGAGTGAGAAGACTATTAAGCATAGTGTAAAGGTTCTAACTAGAATGCTTAATCGAGTTATAGACAAGAACAAGTGGTCTGATGATTGGAGCAAGAATGCAGGAGAGGACCAAAGAGCGTTGGCTATTGGGGTAGCAGGGATGGCAGACTTCTTTGCAAAGAAGAAAATTAGTTTTGAGTCAGAGGAAGCCGTTGATTGGCAACACAAGATATTCGGAACTATGTATGAGTCTGCTGTAGAAGAAAGTCAGAAGATGGCTGAGGAAGAAGGTGTGTATCCTGCTTGGGAAGGGAGTCCTTACAGCAAAGGAATTATGTACACAAGTAAAGTAACAGGCAGAGTGGTGGCTCCTTCTCAGAGAGAGCCTATCAAAGTTCGTAACTCTCTATTCTTAGGACTTATGCCTACGGCAAGTTCTTCTATCCTACTTGGAGTGTTTGAAAGTTTTGAGCCTGTAACGAGTAACCTATTTACAAGAAGAGTCGGTCAAGGTGAGTTTACTGTGATTAACAAATATCTTGTAAGCGAATTAGATGACTTAAATTTATGGAATCAAGAGATGATGGATAAGATTATTGCCAATGGTGGCTCTATCCAAAACATCGTAGAGATACCTGAAGATGTAAGATACCGATACAGAGATGTGTGGGAGATATCACAGAAGACTTTACTTGATTTAGCATCTGTTAGGAATCAGTATGTAGACCAAAGTCAGTCAATGAATGTATATCACAAGGATGCGAAGTATTCTAAGATATCAAGTGCATTGATGTATGCTTGGAAGATAGGATTGAAGACAGGAGTTTATTATACTAGAACTAAGTCTAAGATTGAAAACAATGCTAAATTAGCAGGAGTATCTAAAGATAAGCCCAAGGACTCTCAGTTTGAATGTTTTGGATGCAGTAGTTAAGTATGGATTTAATGAGTTCCATATTATTATTTCATTTGTGTTGCTTTATTGCGATGATAATAGGATGTTATATAAAAAATAATTGTGATGATAGGAAAAAGTGATTTTTATACACCTTTAATGACAGGACTTACAGTAAAAGACTCCTGCATACATGGACTTGGTTTGTTCGCCACTAAACCAATAGAGAAAGGACTAGTGCTGGGTGTATCTCACAAGCATGATGAGAGGTTCCAGAACAACTATATCCGAACTCCTCTCGGTGGTTTTATCAATCATAGCGATGACCCTAACTTGGTTTTAGTCGAAGAAGGTGATTTGAAATATGTTAGAACTACACGAGATGTAAAAGTGGGAGAAGAACTTACTCTCAAATACACCCTGTATAAAGTATGCGGAGATACAGACTTTGAAACCAAAGGCGGTTGTGTAGATATGATATAATGGAACGTAAGTTATATCCATGTAAAGAATGCGGTGCAAAAGTACCTGTCAGAAGTAAAGGCTTGTGCCCTCCTTGCAGAGAGATGCAAAGGAGAAGTCAAGGAGAAGAAACTATGTTGACGAGAAAGACACCAATCAAAAAATCATTTAAAGTGGACAAGGAGCGTAAAGAAAAATTAAATAAATTCTTTGAGGCTCACGTAAACTTTCTCAAGAGTAATCCTTTTTGTTTCGAAACAGGTGAGCGTATTTATGACCCATCCCGTCTGAATATAGCTCATCTGTTTCCAAAAAGAAAGTATCGCTCTGTAGAGGACCACAGCAGTAATGTTGTGTACTTATCTTGGGATGCACACACACGTTTTGATAGACTTGTGGACACTAATAATTTTGATAGACTTCAAAAAGAGTTTCCAAAAAGTTTTGAAAGAATGAAAAAAGTGTTACCTTTGGTAGAAGAAAAAGGATTATTAAAAACTAAACTAGAAGAATGGCTTTTACATTACGACCATACCAACAACAAGCAGTAGATGCTTGTATAGATTTCATACAAAACAGCACAGCAAAGAATGGACTGGTAGTCGCACCAACGGCTGCGGGAAAGAGTTTGATTGTTGCTAACGTAGCAAGGGCCTTGGGTGAAAAGGTTTTGTGTCTTCAACCTTCAAAGGAGCTACTAGAACAGAACTATGCTAAGTACATTTCTTACGGGGAGAAAGCAAGTTTATTCTCTGCTTCTGTTGGGGTGAAGGAGATAGGTTCTGTGACTTTTGCAACACCTCGAAGTGTATTCAATTCTCTAGAGGAGTTCCAAGAAGCAGGAGTTAATTATATCATTGTAGATGAGTGTCACTTACAAACGAAGGTCAATTCACAAATGCACAGAGCGATAAAAGCACTTAGACCTCGCAAAGTAATTGGGTTAACTGCAACTCCTATATTCCTAACTAGCTACATGGGGCAGTCTGTGTTACGTATGATGAATAGGACTTCAAAGTCTTTCTTCAGAAAGATTATACACATAACTCAAATACAAGACCTTGTAGAAAAAAGGTTTTGGAGTCCATTGGTATATGAGAATAGATTCGTTGATGATTCTATGTTAGTTCTAAATAGTAATGGTTCTGATTATACAAACAATTCCTTACTACGTATGTACGAGGAGAACAATACCAAAGCAAACATCATAAGTGAAGTAGAGCGATTGGTAGATGAAGGTAGGAAATCTATATTGGCTTTCGTCCCCTCAATTGAAGCTGCGGAGGAGTTAGCAGAGTTAGTACCTAATAGTGCTTCTGTAAACAGCAAGACTCCTAAGAGACAACGTAATAAGATTATCGAAGGATTCAAAGATGGCTCTATAAAGGTAGTATTCAATGTACTTGTATTATCTGTAGGATTTGACCATCCTGAGTTAGATGCTATCATCCACGCTAGGGCTACTAATTCTATGGCTATATACTATCAAACTCTAGGTAGAGGTGTACGTATTGCCCCTAATAAAAAGGATTGCAAAATAATAGACTTAGCAGGTAACTCATTGAAATTTGGTAAGATAGAAGAGCTAAACTTTGAAGATATTGATGGGTATGGTTGGGGTATGTTTGCAAAGGAAAGACTTGTCACAGGTATCCCTATGTCTGAGGGATTACATACCGACAAGGAGTTCCTCAGATATAAAAAAGAAACTAGAAAGTCTGACTTTAACTTGATATTCGGGTTTGGTAAATACAAAGGTGAACCAATAGAGCAAGTTTGGAATAAAGACAAGAATTATGTAATGTGGGTTACATCAGATAACTTTGAGCCTAGTAACCCCAACGCAAAGGCATTTAAGAGTGGTGTTTGCGAATTTGTTAATATAAAATTATTTGCGTAATGTCAAGTAAAAAATTTGAAGTTAAAGACTGTTGTCTTTACATACATGGGAAAGAGGTTAGATGTGAAGATGACCTAGTTAGATTAGCAGGACTGTTAGCTACAGGTTCAGTTCCTGACTACATTGATGTGTATGATTTAGAAGATGATGAGTTATTACAGTTAGAAGAAGTTCTAAGCAAGGAGATATTTTTTAAAGGGGATTGTTTGACCCCTGACGAGAATCCTGATGAATGAATTATATCATAACAAACAATCGTCCTTTCTTTGAGAAGATAGGAGCGTACAATTATTGCACCTTAGAAGATATGGTGCTACCTGATGTTATTGCGTTTGACTCGGAGACTACCTCCCTCAAACCTATAGACGGTCATATGTTCTCTGTGCAGATAGGTACAGGGAAGGACAACTATATTATAGACCTCCAACAATTAGGAGGAGAGATAACATTTGACGAGGTAGCTCCTTTCCTGGAAGGCAAGACATTGGTCGGTCACAACCTTACATTCGACCTTGGGTGGTTATACAAATATAACTTTATACCTAAAAAAGTTTACGATACATTTATTGCAAGTAAAATACTTTACAACGGAAACGGTTTAATTACAAGGCACGGTTTTGGTTTTGTGATGGAGCGTGAGTTGGGTATCAGTTATGATAAGAGTGAGCAAAAGAATATTGCTAAGACTCAACTGTCCAATCCCAAAGCTATTCGGTATGCTTTCAATGACGTAGACAAAGTATTAGAATTAGTTAAAGTTTTAGGAGAAAGGTTGCGAGACAGAGGTTGCGTACCAACATTCAAACTACATTGTCGATATATTAGAGCTCTTGCCTATATGGAGCAGTGTGGTATCCCAATATCAGAAGATAAATGGAAAGATAAAATTGAGCAAGACAAGATTGCTCTACAAAAAGCTAAGGATGATGTGGTCAAATTTGTCTATGACGAGTTACCTAAATATAGAGACAGACAGATAGATATGTTTGATAGCTCTCCACGTATTATCCCCTTATTGTCCTCATCTCTACAAATGATTCCTATCTTTGAGGAGTTTGGTATTGATGTGCAATCAGATGAGAACCCTGATAAGAAAACCCTACACAAGGATATTCTTAGGAGAAGTAGCCACCCTTTCGTAGAACTGTGGTTAATATACAAACAAGCAGAGCACGATGTATCTACATACGGAGAAAACATTTTAAATAAAATTAAAGATGGTAGAATATATACTGATTTCAATCCTGTGCTGGATACTGCTAGAATCTCTACTCGCAGGGGCGGTGTTAACATACTTAATTTTCCTGCAAATAAAAGAACTAGGGAGTGCTTTGTGGCTACGGATGGTTACAAAATGGTCGTGGCTGACTACGAAGGCCAAGAAAATGTGGTTGGTGCTGACCTCCACCAAGATGCGATGATGATATCATCAATTAAAAATGGAGATGATTTACACTCTGCATTCGCAAGACTAATATTCCCTGAACTACAAGAATTAACTGACGATGAAATTAAAAACAACCATAAAGATAAAAGGCAGTTCTCCAAAGCACCTCGCTTCTGTTTCTCGTATGGTGGAACAGGCTTTACAGCAGCTAAGAGTCTTAATATCGAGGTAAAAGAAGGGGAACGACTAGAACAACTATACAAAGAACTGCATCCTGGAGTATATACTTGGGGTAGAAAGAAACTGCAAGAATCTATTGAGAATGGATGGGTAGAATCAGCAGATGGTTTTAAGTTAGACCTTCCTTGGTTTGACCAATTCCTTGACCTTAAAAAATGGATGGATGCCACAGGAGAGGCTGATAAGAAGCTGTACAAGGCAGGTAAAGTAGAAGCTAACAAAGTGAAAGAGGCTGAAGAGAAAGGAGAAGTATATACCGTAATAAACAAAGAAGCGTATAACGTATATACCAAGATGAGACCTAAGCTTTCTAAGTACTTTTCTTGGCAAGGAAAATACTTCAGATTGGCTCTGAACAACCCTGTTCAAGCGACTTCAGCCCATCAAACCAAAAGAGCAGCCACATTACTTTTTGACTATATAGTAGACAATGGGCACTTTGGTTTAGCAAAGATTTGTAACATTCCTCACGATGAGTTTGTACTTGAAGTGAGAGAGGATTTAGCAGAAGAATATAAAAAAGTTTTGGAGAAGTGTATGATAGATGGAGGAAATTACTATCTTAGTAGTGGATTAGTGGAGATGGGAGCAGAAGCCAATATTGGCGCATCATGGTATGAAGCAAAATAATTATGGAACATAAAGTAAATATGATTGATTGGAAATTAGTATTGATTACTATATTGATGCTATGGGTTTGGGTATCGCTAGATAGCAAGACTGTAAACAATTATTACGATATAGAGACTGCTATAATTGTAGACTCTACATTTGAGTTGGATACAGCAGTACTTATGGGCGATACATTGTATGATTCTACTTATTCGTGGGATAGATTGCATTACAAGGATTACAACGCCCCTGATACTATCAGGTTACCCTTAGTTACTCACGAACATGAGTATTGTTATCCTGTAGATGGGACAATGACAAGTGGGTACGGATGGCGTTGGGGTAGGAGTCACGATGGTATCGACATAGCGTACAACAATAGGGATACCACAAGAAGTATGTTCCCTGGAGTCGTTAGGTACTCAAAGAAAGGATACAACGGAGGTTATGGTAACTTAGTTATTATAAGGCACTTTAACGGTCTTGAAACCTACTATGCTCATCACAGAACTTTGTTTGTAGAACAAGGTGATACTTTAGAATCAGGAGATGCTATCGGATTGGTAGGGTCTACAGGGCATTCTACAGGTCCTCACCTCCACTTAGAAACAAGATTCTTGGGGCTACCTATTAACCCTGAGTTAATTATCAATTTGGATGATTCGACTCTTGTCAGTGATAGTATTAAGTTAATTAAAGAAGGAAGACACTATATTACTCATGGGGTATAAAATCATAAAAAAAGTTAAGGTACACTCTCAATTACCTTCTTCTAGCGTATATTTGTTAGACAGTATGGGGGTTGTCTTAAACTTAGAATCGAAAGAAGAGGCCAAGAAATTAGTAGACCTCTTGAATGTTAACGCAGACAACAATACTGAGTATAGTGTCGCAAAGAATAAATAATATGGGTGATTCAAAAAGACCTAAGTTCTACAACAAGGAGATAGAAACGTGGGATTATATCGCAGCTCACAACTTAGATTTCTTCGAAGGAAACATTATCAAGTATGTAACTCGACATAAGTCTAAAAATGGTTTGGAGGACTTAGAGAAGGCAAGAGTTTATTTAGATAAACTGATTTCAATAACTTATAAAGATTACAATCATGGTTTATAGAATGGGAAGTAGAGGACGAATGGTAATGGAGATTCAGTCCTTTTTGGGTGCTATCGATGTAGATGGCATATTTGGTCCTCAAACAGAGGATGCAGTAAAGACCTTTCAAAAGGTCAGAGGTTTAGTGGTTGATGGGATTGTTGGTCCTAAGACACTAGAGGCGATGAGTCTGTTAGATACGGATTTGACCGTAGACAAAGCCATCGACTCGAAGTTTGCTTATGATACTCATTACCTGCCCGCAGGGGAGTATCTAAACGGTCCTACCACAAAGGAGTATGCGTTCTTGCATTTCACAGCAGGGTGGCACAATCCTTACAAGTGTATCGACCATTGGGGAAGAGACAGTAGAGGACGTATTGCAACTGAGTTTGTGTTAGGAGGTCCTTCTATTAAAGGTGACGATGATACCTACGATGGCAGAATGGTACAGGCATTCCCATCAGGAGCGTATGCTTGGCACATCGGTAGAAATGGTTCTCAGTATATGCACGAGCATTCTGTAGGATTGGAAATTTGCAACTGGGGTTACCTCAAAGGAGGTAAGACTTGGGCAGGTGTAAAAGCAGACCCTTCTCAATTTGTAACCTTAGCTGAACCTTTCAAAGGTATGAGTCAGTGGCACAGGTTCTCAGATGCACAGATAGAGCAAGTTCGGGAGTGGTTATACTTCATTGCTGAGAGAGATGGTATTGATATCCGTGAGGGACTTCCTAGATGGATTAAGAAGGAAGGTGCCAAGGCTTTCGAATGGAAAGAAGAAGCGTACAGAGGTTTGATTAAGGGTGTGTTATCCCATACGAACACAAACAGAGGTAAATGTGATATTCATCCCCAACAGGAGATGATGGACATGTTAGTTAGCTTATAGATTATAGTAATGGAACTTTTAATGATAGGCGGGATAATTGTGATTGTATTTGGAGTGATAGCTCTAGTTGATTTCCTATTTCCCGATAAAAAAGATTGAGTATGTACATAAACTTTGATGTTCTCGACAAAGCACAGATGACGTATCCTTCATTTGTTCTCCTTATTGCAGTCAAACAGAACGACTGTGATAAGTTGTGGATGGATTCTGAACATGTCGAGAAGTATATGAGTCTTCTTCTTAGAGAAGGTTTAGTAGAACCTCGTAAGAAAGATAATTGGTATAAGATAACTAAAAAAGGTAATGGCTTTCTAAGAGATGTTGGTACAGCAGGAATTAGTGATGAGATAAAAGCTACCTTCCTAAGATTAGTACAGCTATACAAAGACTATGGGCGTAACGTGGGTAGTGCTAACAAGGCATTAAAAATGTTTGCTCAGTTTGTTGAAGAAACAAAAAATTTGTTTACCTTTGACCATATTGTTGAAACAGTAGAGGAGTATCTTATGCAGACAGACCCCGAATACACGGCTAGATTAGACTTGTTTATTTGGAAGCCTTCGAATGCATACGCTAGGAAGTTTTCTATCGATGATAGCAGACTCTACACAAAATGTAAAGCCAATGCCAATTAAATCAGCTAAGGAGAAGACAGATGAGGCTGTAAGAAGTATAGCCAAGTTTCAGACAGGAGAGATTGCTCCTATATCTACAGGATTTGAGTGGTTAGATAAGCACTTGCTTGGAGGGTTTCTCCCTTCTACGATAATGACTATCGGAGGTTTGTCTAATCACGGTAAGACGTACCTGATGCAGAAGATTGAGAATAGTGTTATTGATAATAATACTGATGTCGTTCTATTGAGATGTAATTGGGAGTCTGCTGTATACAAGCTTCTTTTGAGGAAGATTACACAGAAGACGGATATGAAGATGTCAGAAGTGCTGTTCAATACTCCACACGGAGACAACTTGACAGTCATAAAAGACATCTGTGAGCAAGAAAGGAGGGATGGATTGTACTATTATGAGGAACCTGTGACAGCTCGTCAGTTCGGAGATGAGGTGGCAGAGTTTTTGCAATCTAATATGGACAAGAAGGTAATGATTACCATCGACCACGTTGGCTTGGTAAAAGGAAGGGAAAAAGGAGAAATAGATGCTTTGTTCGAAGAAATGAACAAACTCAAGAAAAACCACCCATATGTATTCTTCCTACCTCTGATGCAGCTCAAAAGAGATTTACTCGATAGAGTTGGCAACCACCCATCAGAGGCACCACGCCAACTAGACTTCTACGGGTCAGACCAATTGTTTCAGTTGTCTGACTTGGTATTAGCGGTATACAACCCTTATAAGGTTGGAGCCACTGGAAAGTACATGGTGTTCTCTAAGTTCGCCTATCAGTACGTTGACGAGCAGTTCATAGAAGAAGGTGGTGGTAAGTATAACCATTTTATCCCTGAAGGGAATTATTTCTATCACATGCTGAAGTCTAGAGATATCGAAGATATGGAAGGATTCGAAGATGTGTGGGTAGAGAAACTATTCGATGTTAGGCAGCCTGAAGAGGAAGAAAAAAATCCTCAACAAGTTGATGATACATTGAATGATATTTTGTAGATTTGTATTTTTTAATTTAAACCAATTATTATGGCAACTGAAGTAAAGACTTCACAGAACGGGGCAACTCCCCAAACAGATGACTTCAATTTTGAAGCTATCGAACAGGAAATGTATGCTCCCGACACGGAGCTTACTATGTATGGTGCAGAGATGATGCAGATTAAGGGTAGATTGGAGAAGTTTCTTCATGACAATACTCAAGCAGTGTTCGGTGAGAATAACCAACCTATCGGGCACTTTATGCAACCTTACGCTCAACCAATCGCTGAGTTATATGGTATGATTTATCGTACTATGCACAGACGTTTCTTTGAGGACGGTCATACGATGAACTTCGATGATTACAAGAAAGCTATGCAAACTAAAGCTATGGAAGCTGAGGAGGCTGAAAACCAACAAGCAGAGGCTCCAACTGAAGCCTAAGCTTAATCATCTCGATGTGTGGGGGGAGCGAAAGCTCCCCTTTTTTTATGTCTATAAAAAGAAGTATTTGATACCTACGTATACCATAGTAGCTAGAAGCCCTGCCATAAGTGCCCAGCAAAAAAGATATAACTTCCACATTGCTTTACCCCAACTCATAATTAAAATATTGCTTCTCGTCTAGCGGATTCCTTACCTTTAAGTTTAGATAACTTGTACAGGTACTTACCTATCACGCTTTCCTTATACCTGATATAGTTAGATTCCGTCTCTCTAATAGCTAACGGTCTATCTTTTGCTTCTAATAATCGGTGTAAGTTATAATAAATAGGAACATAGTTGTCAAATGTCTCTCCTGCCATTCCTACGTACTCACCAGGGTTCTCTATACCAAGAACACTTAGTATCCCTTTATCGGCTTTCTTTTCAGCCGCAGACCTCTTATCTTTGCCTGCATCCTTTTCAAGGTCAGCAGGGTCAAGACCTATCTTTGTGATTGATTGGAACAACTGTTTAGCTCTACCTAATGCAGCACCTGGACCAACTAGTTCTTCTGGAAGATAAGGTGTACCGAATATGGTTGAACTCAGTGTCTCATAAAACACTCTCGTGGCTATATAAGATGCATATTGAGTCATAAAAGAATCATCTTCTTCCCCATCTGCCCCATAAGCCATCATATTAAGTAAATACATTGCAGCGGCTGCAATCACAAACATTCTGATATCAGCCCCTAATCTCATCCAATTTCTCTTCTGAGCTTCACTTAAATCAGTATTATCAAGCATAGATAACACAGAATTACCTGCTGCGCTGAAGTGTGCTGCAGATGCGAAAGCTGATAGTAATGCTCTAGGTACATCTGCAATTCTAGTTCCTCCAAATACTGTATTATAGACACCCTCGTCATATATACCTAGTACTGGGTCATACCCTGCCTTTTTAAATCTAGAACCTATTAACACAGATAAGTAATTTTTAAAAGGGAAGAATATCGCAAGTTCAGGTGTTCTTTGTATCAGTGAAGCTTGAGAGCCCTCTAAGTTAGCATCTATCTTTGATTTGGCTGTTTTAGCCAATTCTTTGGCTTGATTTTCTAAATCATTTATTCTTGATAAGTTAAATCCTTCAGCATCCAAAGCCTCCCTATCAAGGACTAATCTATTACCTTGTTTAATTAAAAAACTATCATACGTCTTGTCACCTAACTTATCCCACACTTTTTCAATTTGGGAACGACTCATATTGGTATCTTCCATCATCTTTTCTACAAATCTAACATGAGTTAGAAAGGTACCATCGTACAACCTAAAGTTATCAAAAGCAGATGTTACTGCTTCGATAGCTTGAAGCTGATTAGCAATTTGGAATCCTGTAATGTTACCTGGCTTAAAACGTCTTGCTGCCCTACGTCCTCTACTTAGGGTAGAACCCATAAACATTTCTTCTATGTCTCTTTTTAATCCTGTGTGTTGGATAAGAAGAGTCGCTCTGTTTCCAGGGATAAACTGTCCTGTGTTCTCATCAAAAATAGATTTAGCTGATGCACCATTTAAATCGTATTTTGCTCTCGCCCTACGTCTGCTCTTTTCGGTAAATAGTTTACCCTCTCTACCTATTGCTCTAGTTTGCAATCTAGATGCAAAATAAGATGTGGCAGGTACGTATGGGTTAGCCGCCATTAAAAGACTCTTGGTGTACGTATTGTATGCTCTAATAGTTTTAGCCACATTTACTTGGCTGTTACCCAAATTAGTGTTTAGGAATTTAGATTCAGTAAGGTTACCAAATATATCCCTGTCAATCATCATCCTTAAAGTCTCAGCATAGTTACTTGAACCCTTTTGTTTAAGTTTACCTGTACCCATCTGAGAAAAATTAGATTGCTCTAGCGCATACAAAGCCATTTGGGCTTTCATAAGAGCTTTTGACCTACCCATATATCTAAACCCTGAATCCATATACCTACCCATAGAATAGGCAATATCTCTTGTAAGTTCGTTTGAAGGCTTCTCAATATGGAAATACCTAGGAATAGCTCTTGAACCTTTTACTTGGGCAACAGAGCCATCTTTATTCTTAACAGCTCTATCTCCAAATTCTTCATCTGTTTCGTCAATTACAAATGTCTCTTTGAACCATGTATTGATGTTTCCTCTTATAGAAGACGGGTCAGTAAACGCTTGGAATAATCTTTCATTTGGAGATGTCCTTACCTGCGGACGTAAATAATAATGATTATTTAGACCTTGGAATCTATCTACATTGAATTTACTCTCTTGATAAAAAGTTAACATACCAAATATATCTTTATTTTTGGTAGCCACTTCAGACCAAGGATTAACAGATTCTTTAATTCCAAATATTTTGTAGTATTCCTTATCTTTATATTTTTCCATCATCTCCGCACTCGGCTGGTGGAACTTACCTACCAAGTCTGCATTGAAATCAGGGTTCTCCTCTAGAGCTTGATTAGTCATACTCTCCCATATAAAAGAGGGTCTTTTTTCTTTTTGAACAAGCTGCCCATTCTCATACTTCTTGTAAGCAACATACTGAGCATCTCTAGGGATAGGAAATTTACCGTCAGTCCGACTTGTCAAATTTAGAGTGTCTAACCAATCACTTAATTGAGTACCTCCTGTTTCTTTCTGCATATTTTCTAACCTAATATATTCCGCTTTGAAAGATTGATTAGGTACAGCTTGGAAAGTAAATGGGCTCTGTCTCTCGTTATCTACTACAAATTCACCTCTTGGGGTGTTTTTACTTTTAGGACCTGTTAGTTCAGCCAATGCTTTATTGACACTTCTTAGCTCTTGGACAGCTAGTAAGTCTTTACTAAATTCTACCCCATCTACTTCATTGTTAAGCTTATTAGAACGGAATGCATCTAGTAAAGATTTTTTCTTTTCTTTTAAACCCTCATATAAGAAAGTAGGAGTAACTTCTTCGGCAGACACATTTTCAGTGTTTACCATTCTAGTAATCGCAGCTATCCTTGCTTGGTATCTGTTACCCATAGCATCTCTAAGTGCTTCCTCATCTATCTGTAAAGGTTCTGCGTTAGTTTCCACTGAATTTTCAGGGTACACTTCTATTGAAAATACTTTCTCCCAAGCTTTAAAGTTTCTAGAACTAGCTCCGAACTGTTCTTTTGCTCTTTCTCTAGCTACGTAGTAAGCATCAGAGGCTTCCTCAGAGAGTTCACCTCCCTGGAAAGATTCATAGTAATCTCTTATATCAAGTGCTGTAGCTAACTCAAGTCCTGTTTTAGGTCTGTAAGCCTCATCATATAAACTTGATGCATGCTTAATTTGCTTTTTAATAGTATCTAAAGCAGCTAAATCCTTAGAGTCAAAAGTGTTAACAAACTCTCCTGTATCAGGGTCCCTGTATCTTGAATATACATTTGCCTTTGCTCTAGAGTAAGCTCTAATTTTTCTTCTTGCTTCTTCTGTTCTAGTCTTGAGACCAGTCACAGGATTTTCAGTTTCTCTATTAGTCCTACGGTTATCGGGTTTCTCCATAAACCTGCTCATTAGGAACCTGTCACGTACCGCTGTCTCTTCTTCTTCAGCTAATACTTTTAACTCTTCTATTTTAATTCTATCTTCATCCTTGGTCCTGTCAAGAGCATTTATCTGCTCTGCATACTTAGTTCTGACTTCGCTTATAGCATCGTTAAAGTCTTTTTGAAAGCTTTGTATATCGATAGGAGCCCTCCAGTAAGACCCATTAACTGCTTTCTTAAAGAACTCTTCCTCCCGCCCAAACATATTGAATTCTTCCAATTTATCTAAGAACCCATTGAAGTAGTTTTCTCTCCTTCTGATAGCTACATTCTCTTGTTCTCTCATAGCCATATAGCCATAGGCAAATATAGGGTTTGAAATCATATCAGAGCCTGAGAATAGGTACTGTGCCACCATGGTCATATCAGTCATCCCTGCACTAGACAACATTCGACTTTTTAATTGTTGAATCATTTTATCAGAAGCTCCCCTCTGTCTTGCTAATTCTATGATATCGTTTTGAACTTTTGTTGTAATTATTTCATTTACTTGAGGGCGTATTACTTCTGATTGTCTTTTTATTTCAGCAATAACATCTTCTAGGGATTTTATATCTTCAGAAGTGTATAATCCTGAAGCTTTTAAATCATTCAAAAAAGCACTTATACCTTCTAAATCCTCATTTATACCACTCATGTAAGTGATTAGATTCATTACATTAGGATTTGGTATTCTATTAAGAACCTGTTGTGCCATCTCAGTTGAAGAGATATCTGCTCTTTGATTGCCTCCTTGTTCATCACGTAGTTCCCTAGCTACTTGATTTTCTGCATTTCTTAGGATTTCAGCAGCCCTTCTGACATCAGACCTCATTACTCCCAAGAATTGATTGGTAGATTCTAGTAGCCTACCTTCAGTGGCTTTCTGGACTACATCGTGCATTGCCGCACTTTTCTCTGTTCCTTTTTCTTCAAGTCCCATCAACCTTAAGTACTTATCTGTGTAAGGCCTTTGGGCCATAATAAGGTTGTTACTTAGGCTTTGAGAAGCAGGATTACCTTCATTTAAATTAAAGTAGAATTCAGTAGATTCTCTAGGTAGAAAAGCTTGGCTGCTGCTAGGGTCTACTATTTCTCTAGCCATAAAGTCAACTGTGCTTTCATACTCTCTAAAAAATTGAGAGTTTTTATTTGTACGTAAGAAAAGGTCTAAAAATTTGTTAAACAAATCTAGTAATGTAGCAAAGATTCCTTCTTCTGCAACGTTAGCAGCATTCTCAGTATTGAAATTATCTTCAATCTTTTCTGCTAGTATTTTACCTAAAATTTCTTGTCTTACTTTTCTTTCTAGTGCTTCGCCCTCTAATCCTTTCTCGCCTTGTATCTTTTTGCTGTATGCTTCTCTGTAACTATCTGCATACGTTTTGTACGCATTAGTAGTGTCGATAACATCTAACATTCTATTCACAGTAGCTTGGTCTTGGAAAAACTCTACTGCAAAGTGAGCAACCTCCTCTGTCAATACAGATGTGTCAGCTTCGTTACTTAATACAATAACTCTATTAACCATATCAGCGATACCATTAACACCGACAGGTCTCCCAAATCTTTGCTCGTAGTTTCTTTGGTACTCATCCATACTAACTACGTTGATACCTAAGTTACTTAAAAAGTTTCTAAGTTTTTGCATCCGTGCTGACTCAGAAGTTTGAAGCAGCGTTTTGGCGTTGTCCATTGCCGTGTCCTGCATCTCCCTAAGTAACATATTCTCCACTTCTTGAGCAAGACCTTGTACGTCTTGAATGTCTCTACCCCTCTTAGCTTTTTCAAACTCCTTACGAACATCTATCTCTACTTCACCTTGAGGACTGTTAAATATCTTTACATCGCTAAACACTTGGTTAGCTTGATTTTCATCTAACATCATATATGTCTTGCCATTCTGCTCAAAGAATGTAAGGAAGTCATGAGTATCAAACATCTCTTGTGCGAGCCCTTCCATTACCCCTTGGAAAATAGGGTCGGTCATCTCATAAACAAAAGAATTGTTAGAAGTCGTAGAACTTACATTGCCTCTCCTCAAATCTAACTTAACTGCTTTGTTCAATGCACCTTTACTTCTATAAGTTTGGCCCTTATAAACATAGTGAGGGTCTAGAGTGTTAAACTTTACTTGAATAGTACCATTTTGCTTGAGTTCCGCAATAGATATATCTTGATTTTTACTAGCTCTTTTCTTAGCTGACATGCTGTCTAATACATATCTACCATCAGGCATCTTCTTGGCTACCTGCTCTCTTTCTAGAGTTTCCCAAACTTCTAGTTCTTGTGGAGACAAGTTTCTAGCGGAATAGATAGGTTTCTTAGTTTGTGCAAAAGCCAACTTAAGCATATCTTGTGCAACAGCCTGTGGGAAAGAAGGATTAGATAAATCTAATCTAGGGACTTCAAATCCATCTAACATAGGTTCCAATTCAACTGTCGCTACGTTGTTCCCATTTACAACTACATTTACTCCTGATGGACTACCATCCACACTCTCCATTTGGACCGAAGTAGACTGAGAGCCTTCTGAAACAGGCTCTTCATTTAATAATTCAGATAAATTAACTTTTTCTTTTGCGACAAAACCTGATGTCATTGCCATAGTGGCAAATCCTGATGCTGTGGCACTGTCCCCCTCTTTGTTAAATAGTGTGAGAGGGGTGAAGTCATTTTGAGAATTTGTAACAACAACTGATTGCCCTCCTGCTAATTCAGAGACTAGTTGTTCGTTAGTACCTAAGCCCCTCGCCCCACTTCTAGTGTTTTTAATAAAATCAAAAGCATTTAAAGATTTATCTAGAACATTTGTATTTTTTCTTTTCTTGACAAACCCTACTTCTACTCCTTTACCTTCCCTATCATTCTTTAATGCTTCAGCAAAAGACGTAGTGTAAACTAATTTATTACCGAGACCGAATTGGTCCATACTGCTTCTTGCTCTAAACATAACGATGGGCTCACCGTTCTCGTCTGTATAAAAAGAATCTTTGGCGTACTGCTGTGCCTTGTTATGATATATAAGTGCATCATTCTGCCCCTCTATAAATGGTAGTTTAAGTAAATCTTGGTATAAATTAGATTCAACACCATTAGGAGCGAGTACTGATTGTACTCCTGATTTATTTCTAATTATGCTACAAGCCATAATAAATTATTTACAAATTTGGTTTTCTACTTCTTTTTCTTCCGTTTCTCTATTGAGGAAGTCATACGTAGGCTTCAACTCATTAGTATTAGTAAAGTCCCTGTATCTAACGATTTGGTCAATTTCCTTTCTGCTATCTAGTACTCTAGATACTATCCCATCAGCATTTCCATTTGCTATATGAGATGCAGCTATGTACTCAGGAGATATTACTAGTCCACCTTCAACGTCACTCAAAATCGAATTTACGAATTTTATATCATTTTGTACCTCTTCTCGAGAAATAACTTCATCTGTTATTAAAGCAGTGTCTATCTCTCTAATGTGACCATGTTCATCTTTAACCCCTACAACATCTTTACCTTGGAACATATCTAGTATAGCCTTGGCACTCATTTCCACATCATTAAACTCAGACAAGAAGTTTACAGAATCATTAAATATTAACGCTCTACCTACACCCCCTGTTTTTCCTTCATCTAATAATAGTAGCGAAGATAAGTTAAGTTCCATGTCTGATAAGGCTAAATCTCTAGCTAGACCTGTATACAGTCCTATTAGAGAAGTAGTACCGCTACTAGAATCTACTCTCTCTGCAAAATTACGAATTGAAGCTAAGACATCTATGATACCTTCTTTACTAAGATTTTCAATAACATCTGTGCCTTTTATATACAGAGACTGCTCATCGAAAAATTCCTCAATTATTCTTCTTGGAATTCCTAAAGCTTGTCTATAAGCAGCAGCAGTCATATTTGTAGCATCTAACCTTTCTAGCCTTGATATCTCATTATTCAACACCCCAACGTTATCAGATACTACCTCTCTTAACAAAATTGACTTCTCTTCTCCTATAAGGATATCAGCTTGAGTGGCAAAAGCCCATATAGAAGCATATGCACCAGAACTTAAGTTTTGTATGTATGCCTCCATTGTCTCTTCGCTTAATCCAGCCTCCCTCATCAATTCACGTAGATTAGATGGAAGAGTCTCTCCGTTCTTGACCATGTCGGTGTACTTTTCTACCATCAAGATAAGGTCTTGTTGCATGTTGATGCCTAATTGAGCCATCACGTACATACTGCTTGATAATCCAAATTTATCGGGGCGAGATTGGTTGTAATATAAGTCTCGCATTTTTTCACGCATCTCTGACACTCTATCTTCGTAGATATCTTTTATAGCAGCATCTCTACCACTAGGAGTCATATTAAGAGCTTCTTTCTCTATTATTTGAATTATCTCTAAATCACTTGGTGGATTATCTTCTACTTCTTGTCTATCGATACCTTGTTCAACTTCTGCTAGACTACCGTCTTCTCTGAATAATGTCATCTCACCATATCCCGCTTTAGAAATAGTGACCGTTGCACCTGAAGCAGGTTGGTCAAAGTTCAGAGTAAGCTGCTCACCTGCTTCGACTTCTTCTTCTTCAGTCTGTCTTATGACTTCGTAAGTCGTACCATCAGGCATTGTAAACACATCACCTGGTCTACCATATTGAACAATAAATGCTTGCTTACCTTCTAGAGATGGTATCTGCTCTATGGCTTGTAATCTTAATTGTTTGTTTTGTTCTACTAACAATAAGTCTTCAGGACTGAGTGCTTCATCTTTAGCTCCTCTTGCATCTAATAAATCCATATATGCAAATAACATTTCTAGATAATCAGATGACATTGTGTTTGCCTTGATACCGTAGTTACCTTCTGCATTTATTTCTGCCCATCTAGCATGTACCTCCTCAACAGTAGCTGACTCATCAATACCGAATAGAAGGTGAGGGTCAATGTTTTGTCCAGGCTGTGAATCTTGGATATCATTAGACATTTGTTGTGCTGACTCCTCTGCTTGTATAGCATCAAGTTCTAAGGCAATATCTTCATCAGTGATAAGTTCTTGGCCTAAATCTTGAGCACCTTTTTCTATTTCGTCTAGCCTGTCTGTTACTTGCTTGTATTCTTTCTCTAGTTCTGCTAACTCTTGTTGAGATGTTTGATAGTTCAAAGCTTTTTTAGCTAACTCTAATTCAGTTATCCTGCTATTTATACCCTTTTTATGATTAAACAAAGAATCTTTGTTCTTCTCATTTAACTCAAGATTTTTATCTTTGTGTGCTTTAGTCAAGAAAGGTCGCAACTCACTTTCTATTTTTCTGAGCTCTTTCCCTATTTGTACAGGGTCTCCACTATACCTTCTAAAGATATCGTTCACCTTTGCCTGTAAACCTGAGTCAGGTCCTAGTTTACGAATCTCTTCATTTATGTCTTCAATGGTAAGCTCTTTTGGCTCTCTTTTTTCTTCTTTTGCTTTGTCTGCTTCTCTTTGCTGGACTCTCTTTAGGGCATTAGATTCTTTTCTAGAAGGCTTCTTCTGTTTCTTTTTACTTTCAATTTCTTCTTCTAGTTCAGCTCTTCTCTCCTTGAGGTCCTCATACTCTTTAGTTGTCGATACCTCTACTTCTTGCTCACTGACAGGTGTACCTTCTTTGACTTGAGATTTGCTTTCATTGAGAGCTCTTCTTTCTTTTCTGAGAAGTTCAAGTTCTCTACGCAATCCATCTATTTTTTCTTGGTCTGCTTCACTAATAGATTCCTGGTCTTCAAGCTTTTGTAGTTCATCAGCTAACCGTGTAAACTCATCCCTAGTCGTTTGTAAGGTATCGCTTACTTCTTGCAACTGTTGTTCAAGTTCTTGCTGTTTTGCCGAAGCTTCATCACTAATTTCTTTAGAATTCTCAAGAGCTTTTTCTTGCCTAGAAGGCTTTAACTTAGAAGCGTTAGATTGTTTAGCTTGTGCTTTCTGAGTCTGTTCTGCTCTTAACTTTTGCTTGAGCTGAGATACTTCGTTTTGTAAATCACTAACTTCTTTTTGTTTAGCTTCAATCTCTTGCTGACTTACAGCAGGTGCAGCTTCCTTGACAGGAGCTGTTTTAGTAGGTCTCTGCTTACTTGAAACATTATCTATAGCACCCGCTAAGTCAGGGAATAGTTTTGTGATTTGTGACTTAAAACCAGCCTTAGATATATTAGTAGCTGCATTCTTTGCAATTCTTTCAGCCACCTTACCTTCGTTCCTCTCTTCCTTCTGCTGCAGTCTAAGTGCTGCTATTTTTCTCTTATTCTCTAATTCTTTTTCGAGAGTTTTATCTTTTGCACTGAGACTGTCAAACTTCCGTTGTTCAGCTTCTATTTGGTTGGCAATTGGGTCCAACTCGTCTAGCAGCTCATTTACCTCGTTTAATCTCTGTTGTTTTTTGAACTTACTTCCTTGTTCTACCTTTTCTCTCGCAAGTTTCTTTTGCTCTAGTTTAATACCTTGAAAGATAAGTTCTGCAGATGGATTAGCTATTTTATATTCTTGATAAGCCTTTACTTCTTCTGCAGTTTGTAGTGCCTCTCTTTTAGCTCGTAATTGATTTTCAATCTTTTGAGCATTATCGGCATCTTTTACTCTTTCAAAGTCTTTCTTTTGCTCTTCAAGCGAGGCTATCTCTCCCTCAATCTCAGCTATCTCTCCTTCCTTTTTATCTAATAATTTTTGAGCAGAATCTACAACTTTTTGTTCCTCTTCTGAAAGGGTGATTGAAGGCCCTGTTTCTTCAGTAGTGGTAGGTGCAGTCTCAGTATTCTTTCTTACCTCTGCAATATTATCATCAAGCTCCTGATTAAGTTTTTCATGAAACTCTTCTTGTAATGTATTAAGACCTCGCTCCCTTTGCGCTTCTATTTCTGCAATCTTAGCATCAGCTTCAGCTTGAGTAAGCTTCCTTGTCCCTAATCTAACATCTACATTTCCTTGCTGTACGAAATCACCGTCAGAATCACGCAATTCAGGCGTATTAACCTTTTCAATAACCATGGTCCCTATAGGTAAAGTATCATCTTCCTTAAAGTTATCTATTTGAACAAGTTGACCTTTTATAACCTCCTTGCCTTTTTGGACATTCTCACTTATCTGAGCACCTTCATCAGCAAGCTCTTGAGTGAGTCTGTCTATTTCAGCTTGTTGTTCAGCAGTAACAAATGACTCACCGTAAAGTTCTTGACTAGCAGTGGTATTGGTTATTATATTTTGTAGTGCTTTTGCCTTTTTCTTGGTTGTAGTAGCCTTATTGGCATCCCTTATACCCTTGTCAATCCTTTTAGCAACACCTGCTTTTTGCTGTTCAGTAGCAGGTTTTATAGCAGGTTTACCTTGTTGCTCTCTCTGTTGGTTCTGGAGGGCAGTGAGGTCTTGTTCAGCCTTTTGTAGTTGCTCTGACTTAGCTTGTAATTCTGTGTTTTTCTTTGTACCTCTTGCTATAACGTACTTAGGTTTACCTGACTTCTGTCCTCTTCCTAATCCTTGTACTATAGTATTTCCTTTTGTTACTGCAGGACTTTTAACTTCCTTTACAACAAATTGGCCTTCAGGTATAGTGGCATCTGGTATGGGTTCTGTCCCTTCGGGTGCCGCATCTAATACTGCTCCTACTTGCTCAGTACTTTGTGTTGAGTACCCTGCATTATCAAGAGAAGCTCTAGCCTCCTTCAATATTTTTTGCTCATCTTCATTTAATTGAAGATTAGAGTTTTGAAGACTTTCTAATTTGTAAACCTCTCCAGCAATTTTAACTGCATTTGCATCTGTAAGTTCTTGTACAGCTAAATTCTTTAATTTCTGAATGGCAGCAGTTGCCTCTTTTCTTCCTTTGGTTTGAGGTGCACCTTCAGGTCTTTTGTTCGCTACATTTTCATTGTATCCCTGGAAACCTTGTATTTGGCCTAAAGGTAGCGTTACATTACCATCAGGGCCTTTACCCGTTATCTCACTGTTGTTTAAATCTAATTCAGAATCCGTAAGTGGTATTTGTGTACCGTCTCTTTGTACGACATTTATATTTCCTTTTGACTGCTTCGCATTGTACTTATCGGACATACTTTGGTCGTGAGTGATTTCACTAGCTTCGGTAGAGAAGGTATTTTCATCTACAAATATTTGAGTTGATACAATAGGTCTACCTGTAGAAGCATCTAAGTTAGTAACTAGTCTCTTTTTAAAATCAGCATCTTGAATATCATCATTATCTAGGGCAATACTACCGTCTCTAACTACAAAGGACTCCGTACCTAATTCGTCCATTTGTATCTGTTCAATTGTAGCTGCTTGGGTAGTTGATACTTGACCTGTAACATTGTCTTTTACCATTACATAAACCCCTCCTTGCCTAAATGGTGAAAGTTCTCTGTTTGCATCTTTAAGAGATATTGTTTCACCTTTAGCGTTTACCGCTTTTGTTTGAGAAGTAGCTACGTAGAAATCTACTGTGCTTTGTCCCTTCTCATTAATCATTCTTTCGAATTCTTCTAGGGTAGTAAATTCTGTTTTTTGCTTGTTATTAGACTCTTCAACGTTTCCTGAGAATTTTTGCACTGTTCTTTTTATGAAGTTCCCACTTACTTTTGCTGAACCTGCTAAAACACCACTAGTAGGATTGCTTCTAAGTTGTCCGATTCTAGCTACAACATCTACCTTACCGTTTACAGTAAATATCTTTTCTCTAAATTTTTGAGCTCTTTTTACACCTTCATTGGGTGCTGACTCATTTGCAAGACCATCTAAATCAGAGGCCCTTAGCACCCCTACTACAACGCCATTACTAACTACTTCAATAACTAGATTGTCAAATATTTTTCTTTCATTTGCTGCGCTGGGGTCTCTTTCGTATGCATCCAGTAACTCTTTGTTATACTGATTAGTAACAGGACTAGCCAGACGGATTTGAACTGTATCTCCTATTCTTAGTTCCCCTACTCTAACTTTAGATTCAGCAGTGAACTGGCCTTCGTTAAAAGTAGAGCCTATGACCTTACCTT